TTTCACCCTTCATAAAAGTATATGCTTCTACTAAGCTACCATACAATAAAGCATCAGGAGCATTTGTACTTATCCAAGTTGCTCCACTATTATCAGTAGTAACTGAAGCTGGGCGGTAAAAGTAATGAAGTTCCACAGCAAAATTAGCATTTGGAGTAGGTGCTAATAAAAAATTATCCACATCAAATTGTGCATAGTATTTTGGTGTACCAGTCACAGTAGGATCGGGGTGAAACTCTTGTAAAAAATTAACATCTTTTTGTAAAAGAAAAACACTGCTTCCACTATTTTGCAAAGACAGTGAAAAAGTAGCTAAATAATCACTAGGCTTTTGTAAAAACTTATTTCCACTTGTTGCAGTACCTTCAACGTTTTTTCTAAAATAATCTAAATCAACTGTTTTTAATATTCGCTCTTCTGCGTTTTTTATAAAAAATGGTATTTCAGCAACAAAGGTGGACTCATCGTTTTCAGTCCAGTCTTGTATAGATTGTGTTAATGTAGTATTTGTAAAGCTCATGATACACTCACTGTTACAGTTCCTAAAGCAGTTGTGGCACTAAAACTAGTCAACTCAGAACCTAATAATCCTAAACCAACATTAGTATATATAATAAATTTATTATTATCATCGTTTTCTTGTGGTCTAGCTTGATATAAACCTTGTGGTTCATGCGGAGGTCTTCTAGGTGTTAATTGAGGGTGTTTAGCTTCATATTCTGATCTATGAACAACATTGCCATTCCACTCCGTAACACGTTCTCGGTACGGAAAAGCAAAACCAGACCGATCTGATATAAACTTAGACTTTTTTCCAATAGCAAATCTACTCATACAAAACCATAATATGTACTACTAGGTGTTAATGATAAATTAGACCTATCTCTATCTTCTGCAGAAGCCCTTTCAAACTCTTCTTCATACATAGCTTTTAATAGTTGTATTCTATCAGGAGCTTTTTTCATAGCTAAATAATAAGCTAATCCTGCAGTTAAACATGGATAAAATCTAAAAGGTACTTCAACTGTGTTTTTTGCAGTATCTGCATCTTGTATACGTGTCAAAGCATCATATACAAAAATATCTGTACTGTTTTCTGGTGTCGCCCATAATTTTAATTTAGGCGTAATTTGCCTATCTAAAAAATATTGGCTTGGTCTTCCAGTTGTTGATTTAGTAGGTATGTTTAAAAATTGATCTCTACCTATTCTACTAATAGTAAAATCTGTAGTGCTTCTGCGTATTACTGCATTAAGCACATCAATAACATCAGTTCCCAAATCATACTCAGAAGTGCCAGAAGTTAAAGTTTGTGTTCTTTGTTCTATTGTCCATTGATTCAATCCTCTATTAGCCCAATCAGCAAGAAGTATATTCATAGACCTTTTTGCTG